ACATTAGTATAAACTATATAACAAATTAAAATAATTAAGATAATAAATATAATTCCTATTAGCACGTATATTTTGGTTGTATCATCCATGTTTTGAATACTGCTTAAATAATCTTTTTTTCGCCTTGATGACATTGTTAATATATATTACTATTTTAAAATTTCGGTTTAACATATTTATAACTTTTACATCGATTTTTTTGTAGTTTTATTACACTAAATAAATTAAATTTTATATATTTAATATTAAAATAATATAATTATAAAGATATATTATATACTAATTATGGCTGGAGGATTGATGCAACTAGTGTCTCAAGGACAACAAAATATAATACTTAATTCTAATCCAAGTAAAAGTTTTTGGAAAACAACTTATAAACATTATACAAATTATGGATTACAAAAATTTCGTCTTGATTATGAAGGAACTCCTCAATTAAGTTTAACAGCTGAATCTACTTTCACATTCAAGGTAAAACGCTATGGAGACCTTCTTATGGATTGCTATATATGCCTAACATTGCCTAATATTTGGTCACCAGTTATACCACCAAAATCTTACACAAATCCAGATGGCACAACTGGATATACAAATTGGGCTCCATATGAATTCCAATGGATAAAAAATTTAGGTGCACAAATCATCAGCAAAATTACCATAAATTGCGGGAATCAACAGCTCCAACAATATTCCGGACAATATATTTTAGCCTCTGCTCAGAGGGATTTTAGTGGGTCGAAACTAGCGTTATTTAATGAGATGATCGGCAATGTGACAGAATTAAACGACCCTGCAAACGCAGAACCTCGTGTTAATGCATATCCTAATGCGTTTTATACAACCAGTCCTGCAGGTGCTCAGCCGTCAATTATGGGACGCACATTATGGATTCCACTTGGTTCATGGTTCAACCTTCTATCAACACAAGCATTCCCATTAGTCGCACTTCAATATAATGAATTGTGGATAAATGTATCATTTAGACCTATTAATGAATGGTTTACAATAAGAGATGTGATGGATTATACAAATAATTATCCAATTGTAGCTCCTAATTTTAATCAATTTTATATGCAGTTTTACAGATTTTTACAAAGTCCTCCTGACGAAGAATTAGGACCTGCATCTTATGTAGATACAAGAACAAATTGGTTTGCTGATATTAATTTGAATTGTACTTATTGTTTTCTATCGGATGATGAAGCGACTATATTTGCTAAGAACGAACAAAAATATTTAATTAAACAAATATACGAAAAGCCATTCTACAATATAACCGGAGCAAATAAAATTGACCTAGATTCGATGGGTATGGTAATAAGTTGGATGTTTTATTTTCAAAGAAGTGATGCCAATTTGAGAAATCAATGGTCTAATTACACTAATTGGCCTTATGAATATATGCCTCAAGACATAACTCCAGCATCGACAGAAGGTAATTATCCTAATCCACTTGGTCCGACCAGTGGGTACCCTATTTTGGGACCTGGTTTAAATCCAAATGGAACATTGTCTGGTTTATATGTAACAGGAGTTTATAATCCTCAAAATATAAAATCAATTTTGGTTGCGATGGGTATATTATTAGATGGTCAATATAGAGAGAATATTTTGCCAGCTGGAGTTTACAATTTTGTAGAGAAATATGTAAGAACAGCTGGATTTGCACCACCTGGTCTATACTGTTATAATTTTTGTCTAAACACAGACCCTCTAACTTATCAACCATCTGGTGCGATGAATATGAGTAGATTTACTAATATACAGCTCGAATTTACTACTATAACTCCGCCTGCAGACCCTTATGCTCAGGTTTTGACAATTTGTGACCCAAATACTGGCGATATAATTGGTATCAACAAGCCAACATGGAGAATTTATGATTATAATTTTAATATGTATTTAATGGAAGAAAGAGTGAATATGGTTATATTTGTGGGTGGAAATGCTGGATTATTATATGCTACTTAAATTACTTGATATGTGTCGTGTCGATTTTTATATAATTATTAACTTGTAAAAATTATATAAAATAATGCAGTAAATAGATAAAGAAATATAATTTATTATATTAATAATCCATTTGTATATGAAGTTCCTTGATTATTTACAATGACATTTATCATTTGTCCTCTTCCAAAATTATATAAATATTTAGAATTAACATATGTGTTAAGGGTGAAATATGTCGCACTTGGGTTAATTATTTTTGTGATACGATTCACTGTAGTATTAGCTCCTGTAGTGAATGCACCTCCAGCATGTAAATTATTACTTGAGTCACATGCTAAAGCGTTTACAGCGTTATTAAAACCACCTCCTAAATTAAACCATAATGCAGATAATATATTCCATCTTGCGATACGATTTGCTGAATTTCCACCCGCTGTAGTGAAGGAACCTCCAGCGTATAAATTGTTATTTGAGTCAAGTGCTAAAGCGTTTACAGTATTATTTAAACCACTTCCTAAAGCAGACCATGCGCTTCCGTTCCATCTTGCGATACGATTTGCTGAACTTCCACCAGCTGTAGTAAAGGAACCTCCAGCGTACAAATTGTTAGTTGAACTGACTGCTAAAGCATTTACAGTATTATTTAAACCACTTCCTAAAGCGGACCATGATAACCCATTCCATCTTGCGATACGATTCGCACTACTATCACCAGCGTCAGTGAAAGAACCTCCAGCGTACAAATTGTTACTTGGGTCGACTGCTAAAGCATTTACATTATTATTTAAACCATTTCCTAAAGCTGACCAAGTTGTTCCGTTCCATCTTGCGACACGATTTGCTGACCCAGTATCTGCTGTAGTGAAACTACCTCCAGCGTACAAATTGTTAGCTGAGTCGACTGCTAAAGCGTTTACAGGAAGATTTAAGCCACTTGCTAAAGTAGACCATGTTGTTCCATTCCATCTTGCGATAAAAAATGCATTAATACCTCCAGCCTGAGTAAAATTACCACCAGCATATAAATTACCGTTACTATCTATTGCTAGTGCATTGACGGTATTATTTAAGCCACTTCCTAAAGCAGACCATGATGAACCATCCCATTTTGCGATATAATTTGCACTAATTCCATTAACTATAGTAAAATTACCACCAGCATATAAATTACCATTTCCATCTAATACAATAGCATTTACGCTACTATCCATACCAGTCAATAAAGAATTATAACCTCCAAACATAGTTAAATTATTATTTAAAATACTTGTAGTATTAGTTGGAATATCTATATTTATACTGATTGTTGCTGGATTAAATGATGAAGAATAATCGTTTAAATTGATTGTTGTTATTGCATTACCAATACCAGTTGGTCCAGTGATTCCAGTTGGTCCTGTTGGTCCTGTTGGTCCTGTTGGTCCAGTGATTCCAGTTGGTCCAGTAACACCTTGTCGTCCAGTCGGACCAGTAACACCTCGTGGACCAGTTGGGCCTATTTCACCAGGAATACCTTGGAAACCTATTATTCCAGCTGGACCAGTATCACCTTGTGGACCGGGTCCACCTACTTCACCTTGAGGTCCAGGACCTCCTTGACTACCCACAGGACCTTGAGGACCAGTTGGACCAATATCACCTTGTGGTCCAGTTGCTCCTGTATTGGCAGCATCACCAGGTAATCCAATTGGACCAATATCACCTTGTGGACCGGTTGGTCCAGTTACTCCAGTCGGTCCAGTTACTCCAGTTGGTCCAGTATCACCAATTAATCCGATTTCACCCGCTGGACCTCTAATACCAGTTGGTCCAGTTACTCCAGTTGGTCCTGTATTACCAGTAGGTCCTATCTCACCTTGAATACCAATTGGTCCAGCTACTCCGGTTGGTCCAGTTACTCCAATCGGTCCAGTTACTCCGGTTGGACCAGTAGCTCCTGTATTGGTAGCAGTACCATCTGGTCCAGTTACTCCAGTTGGTCCAGTTGGTCCAGTTGAACCAATTGGTCCAGTAGCTCCTGTATTGGTAGCATCACCTGCTGGTCCAGTCATACCAGTTGGTCCAGTTGGACCAGTCATACCAGTTGGTCCGGTTTGTCCACCGAAAGAATCAACGTATGTTTTGTTAACAAGTTGGTCGCTTTGTGTAGGTGAGTCGCTGCATGTAGGAAGTTGACTAAACTCAACTAAATTCAACTGTAAAGAACCGCTAATATTTCTTAAATTTACAGACGTCATTATATATAATTTAAAGAAAAAATATTCTTTATATAATTTACAATTTCAAACAAAATTATATAAAAATTTATTATTTTATTTCTTTAATACATCTAAATAATATAATAATTTATTGTTTCACTACTATTTGTAAGAATATTTATATAAAATAAAGTAAACTAATTTAAACAAATAACAACTATTATATAATAAATGTTGTTACGATATAATAATCCTTTAAAATATAGAAAAATTATTGCAAGAAATGTATTTAATTATAAAGATGCATTTTTATTAGAAAATCAATTAAATCCAGATGAACGTTCAATCAAACATTTGGCGTATAATTTTTCTAAAGATATTTTACTACCTAATATAGTTTCTTCCTTTAGATATGAAAGTTTCGACAAAAATATAATGAAAGAAATGGGAAGAATCGGTTTACTTGGACCGACCATTAATGGATATAATTGCGCAGGTGTGAATAATGTTTCATATGGATTAATTATGCGTGAAATTGAAAGGGTTGATAGTGGTTATAGAAGTTGTGCTAGTGTACAGTCTTCGTTGGTAATGTATCCAATATATAAGTTTGGTTCACAGGACCAGAAAGATAGATTCTTACCTGAATTGGCTAAAGGTAATATAATCGGTTGTTTTGGTTTAACTGAACCAGACCATGGAAGTGACCCGTCTGGAATGAAAACAAGAGCAATTTTAAACGGTAATCATTATATTCTAAATGGAAGTAAAAATTGGATTACAAATTCACCGATTGCTGACTTATTTGTCATTTGGGCTAAAGATGAGACAGGTATTATTCGTGGGTTCCTATTAGAAAAAAATATGCCTGGGTTATCAGCACCTAAAATTGATGGGAAATTTTCATTGAGAGCATCTAATACAGGCATGATTTTTATGGATAATGTAAAAGTCCCCAAAGAAAATCTATTACCATTAACAAAAGGTCTTAAAAGTCCATTTATGTGTTTAAATAATGCACGTTATGGTATAGCGTGGGGTGTACTTGGAGCAGCTGAAGATTGTTATTTAAGAGCTAGAGAATATGCTTTAGAGCGAAAACAATTTAATAAACCATTAGCATCGAATCAGTTGGTTCAATTGAAATTAACAGATATGTTAACAGAAATAACAATGGGACTACAATCTTGTTTAAGAGTTGGAAGAATGATTGACGATAATACAATAATACCTGAAACTATTTCGATTATTAAACGTAATAATTGCATAAAATCATTGAATATAGCTAGACGAGCTAGAGATATATTAGGTGGAAATGGTATATCAGATGAATATCATATAATAAGACATATGTTGAATTTGGAGGCTGTAAATACATACGAAGGAACACAAGATATTCATGCATTAATTATTGGTAGAGGTATAACTAATCTAAATTCTTTTTAACTATTAAAAATTGACTTAAATAATTATTACTATATAAGATAATGAAAAATATTATTTTATATATTTTACGTGCAGTGAAAATAAAGCAATATAAACCTCCCTTAGGAAGATGGAATATTGAAATTTGTAATGAAAAACTAAATAATAAAATAGATTTAGCAAATGAAGACCATTGTGGAACATGTGGCAAATATTTGAAAAATATATTAAACAAAACTGGAAAAAAATAAATTACTCACAATAATTTTATTAGTGTAACGAATTAACAAATCGAACAAAATATTTATCATCAGCTCCATCTAGTATAAATGGCCTCTCTAATTGCGAAATAAAATCAATAAATTCTATTTCGCGACTAAAATGAATATCATAACCGTTTAAATAAATATAAAATGTTGAAGATTCTGGTTCTTCAAAAATACGTATCTCTCTAATAGTTTTGTCGGAATATTTTTCTATAAAATCGGCTGAAATATTAGTTTTTTCTTTTTTACAACTTTTTTCATATAATAATTTGGTGTTTTTACACCCCATTTCTACAATATATAAATATTATCTCTATTCTTCTTTAAGTTCTTTCTATGTAATATTTAATTTTCCTATTTAAAGGATGTATACACTACATAATGTAGGTAAATTCTTTAAATTTTTAAATTTATGCAATTTTTTAGTCCCTACATATGAAGGGAAATAAACAGAAATCGAAAATTGAAAAGTGTTTTAACTTTTGAAAAATGGACATTTTTTATGTCCAAAAAATAAAAGCCAAAATAGTCC